GATTGGCCCGTGGACATCTGGGTGTTCAGGCTTGTACCGCTGGAGCCACGGAAGTTGACCGTAAAGTTGCCCGATGCGTTGCTGGTGTAGTACAGCACCGACTGGGTGGTGATGTCAAAGTTGATGGTTCCGGTTGCGGCAGTTGCGGAGATGGTGTCTACTTCGGCGATATTGGGCAGTGTCAGGGCCGTAGCCGATGACGTGCCATTGATTGTTACCGTGGTAAATACCCCGGTGCTTGCAGTAGTCGCGCCAACGGTTCCGTTGATATTTATGGACGCGGTTCCGGTTAAATTGGTGACAGTTCCACTAGAAGGCGTACCTAGCGCCCCGCCATTGACCACAAACGCGCCTGCGGTGCCTGTATTCACGCCAAGAGCGGTCACAACGCCTGTCCCGGTTGTAGTTGTGGCAGGGGCGACCCCAGCACCTCCTCCAAGAACGATTGCATTTGCCGCAAGAGCCGCGCTGGTTGCCCACGCGGTGGCGCTTGTGAAATACGGAATACCGCCGCTTGTTCCCGCAACAGTAAGGGCCAATGTGCCAGACGTTGTAATGGGCGAACCGCCTACAGAAATGATTCCCCCGGTAAAGCTCTGGGCAACACTGGATACCGTACCAGAAGACGACGCATTTGAGGCCAACAGCTTGACGGTTCCAGCGCTGTTTTTGAAGTACAGCTTTTCGTCCAAAGTGTTGAGCGCCAGTTCACCGGCAACAAGATTGGTGTTGACAGGCGCAGCAGATGCCGTGGTGCTGTAGTACAGCGAAATTGGGGTGTAGCCAGTTGCAGCCATTAGAAAGTACCTCCAGATATTCCGCCAGTGATAGCACCAGTGGCAGCATTACACGTTATTGATGAGTTTACCAACTGCGGCAGATTTCCAGTGGTTGCCGTCACGAAAGTCAGATAGTTTGTAGCGCCAGAAGAAGCTGACGTTATGGCCGTATTGGTCGCAGTCCCAGCAGTCGCGGCGTTCAGGTTGGCGACCTGCGTGGTGCTTGCCACCGTAAACGGCGCGGTTCCAGTCGCCAAAGTCGATGTGATGACACCAGTGGCCGAGACCGTGGTAAACGCGCCCGTGGAGGCCGTTGTAGCGCCCACAGTGCCGTTGATGTTGATGGAGGCAGTACCAGTCAGGTTGGTGACTGTGCCACTGCTAGGCGTGCCCAGAGCGCCGTTAAACGTGACTGGCGCACCCGCAGAACCGATGGCGATGCCCAATGCTGTTGCAACGCCGGTTCCAAGGCCAGTGATGGAGCCGACAGCGGGTGTCACCGTGGTGTTGCCTGCCAGAGTCAACTGACCCTGCGCATTGACCGTAAAAGTTCCGACCTGCGTAGCCGAGCCATAGGAGGCAGCGGAGACTGCCGTGTTGGCAATGCTGAACTGGGTGCCGGACAGGGACAGACCAGTGCCAGCCGTGTAGACCTGCGACGTGCTGAATTGCGAGAACGTGATGGCCGTCGTGCCAAACGTGATGGTTCCGATGGTGGAACAGACGTAAGAATTGCCAGCGTTTACCGTGCCGTTTTGGGTGAAAAAATAATCACCCTCGCTCAGTTGACTTGTTCCGGGGCCATACGAGTTTGTGTCGGTTGAGCGGGTCAGAACAGTACCGCCCGTCGCCCATGTGTAGACGCCGTTGTAGGCTTGGTTGACCTCGTTCTTCACCAAAATGCGGTTGGTGTTGAGCAGGGTGTACCCATCCAGCACCGTCAACGCCACAGACAAGGTAATGGTTGCGCCGACACCAGACGCGCCGTTGTTGTAGGTGACCGTTCCGCCGGTCTGCGCTGCAAGGCTCTGCGTGGTCGATACTTGAACCGGCTGGTGGTATGCAAGGCCAGTGGACACCAATCCATCAACGTACTGCTTGGTGGCAAGCTGCAATGCCAAAGTGGGGTCTGCGGTGACCGTCACACTGGTCAATCCAGCAGGGGCCAATGCAGTACCGCCTAAAGCAATGTTCGTGGTTCCCAACGTAACGCTGCTATTGGTCAGCGCACTGTTGGGGATGTTGGTCAGGGTATTGGTTGAACCGCTGATGGACTTGTTCGTCAGCGTCTGGCTTCCGGTCAGGGTCGCAACAGTGGAGTCTATGGCAATTGTTACGGCAGTTGAGCCGTTGTATGAAGTACCAGTCAATCCTGTTCCGATAGTCAGCGCATTAGTGGCTGTCGCGGTAATTGTTCCAGAAGCTCCGAGAGCTACGGCTACGCCGTTGTACGTCACCGAGCTATTGGTCAACGACGCATTGGCAATGTTGGATAGCGTGTTGGACGCGCCGCTAATGGTTTTGTTGGTCAGCGTCTGGGTACCCGTCAAGGTCACCACGGTGCTGTCAATGGAAATGGTTCCAACGCCCGTAATTGGGCCACCAGTCAGGCCCGTTCCGGTGTTGATTTGTGTAACACCACCAGCCAGAGAAAACTGGTTCCATGCGCTGCCAGAATACCCAAGGAATGCTCCGACAGTGGTGTCGTAACGAATCATGCCAGCAGTACCAGAAGGTTGCTGCGCGGTTGAACCGGCTGGGACGGTCACAGACCCCGTGCCGGGCAACACAGGGTTATCAGCAAATCCAATGGTGGGGTTTCCGCCAATTCCGTTTCCGTTGGTCACCGCAATCTGGTTCGATGTGCCCGTTATGGTGGCCGAGGTGATAGCACCTGCGGTGGAAAGCACGACAAGGCCATTGAAACTGGCGTTTGCAAAATTGAGGGCTTGCCCGGTCAGCGAGATGGTCGGGTCGCCAGAGACGCCGCTGCCATTGGAGATGGACAAGCCGCTGTTGGAAACGGCGATAGAACGGGGCGTAATGGCCGTTGCAGACGTTTTTACCTGAAAGCCAGTACCAGAGTTCACCAGCGACAGCAAAGCGCCTGTGGTGCTGATATTGAACAGCCCTTGGGCACCGCCGTCGGTGATGGTCAGGCCATTGGTCGCGCCGACATAGCGGCTGTTCGCCAACTGCGGGGTCTGGGTAACCGTCAGGTAGGTGTAGGTCTGGACAGGTGAACCCGCAAGCGCCGCAGTCGTGGTCTGTACCGTGACCCCGTTTTGAACGATTGGAACGAGTTCAGAGCCAGTAATCGCTCCAGCCTGCGGCAGTTGGGTAATTGTGACTTGTGCGGACATTATGTACTCGTATTGCTAGGTGGGCTGGGTGCAATCGTATCCTTGTTCCCCGTCTGAGTAGGCGTTTGCGTGTTCTGCTCGGTGGAGATGTACAACTCGTTGTTGCCACCCGTCAGCAGGTAGTCATCGTTCGCGGCAACGCTGGCGTCTGGGCGCGGGAATCGGATGTTTATGCGCTCTGTTTTCCTCGCGGCGAGACGGTACGGGTCAATCTGGTCTGCGCAGCCTTCGTTGCACACCCGCAAACCGGGGAAGTTGGGGTCATTCCTCATCACCGAGTGGGCACGCTTCATCTTGCACCTATCGCAGATTGCGATGGACAGTGTGGAGTTGCCAAGGGTGTCAAGGAAGATGGGCATTACCGTGTGTACACAGAAATGTTGGGGGCAAAGTAGATTGGCGACTTGTCGCGCTCCTCTTCCTCGGCCATCGACAGGTACTTCGCCGCCTGCCCTTCAAGGTATTGGATTTTGTTCAAGTCCACACCGGGCAATTCCTGCGACATCTGGTGCGACAACATGCACAAGACGGCCATGTACCAACGCTGCGGTATCTCCAGTTCGCCGTACAGGTCGCCCACGTCCATTATTTGACGCGAGTACCACACCGTCATCTGGTAGAAGGCGTTCTGCGGGGTCGGCCACAGCCAGATTTGCGACTGCGGGATGGTGCGGTTGAACCAAAACTGGAACGGCTGGTTGGCCGTGAAGTTCTTGTTGGGCAGGTTGGTGTAGTCGTCCCGGTTCAGGCGCGACATGGTGATTTCAGTCGAGTTGTTGCCAAGATAAAGCTCACGCAAGCTCAACGTGGTGTTGTTGTAGGCCCGGATGCGGTAGAAGCTGACGTTCTGGCCGTTGTCGATGTCCGTCCACACCCACTCGTTGTTGACCACGGTGATGGTGCCCAAGTCCACAAGGGTCTGCCACGTCGTGCCGTCAATCGAGTATTCGTAAATGATTGACCATGTGCCAGACGCTGCAGGCAGGAAGCCAATGGAACCGACGTACACGGGGTTGGCCGTGCCGTAGTTGACCGAGATGTTGCCGTTGGCAGAGGTCTGGGTGCAGATGGTCTGCACATCGCCGTCGTACAGGTTGGCTACCGTGCCGCCAGCAGACGAGGTGTATGCCCCATTGGGCCGGTTCATCCAGCGGTACAGGGCGTTCAGGACATCGTTGCCACCCAGAGGCAGGTCATAGATGTACTTGTCTGGCGTGAAGCCGTAGACCTTCTTGTCGATGGCCCAGTATTGGATGCCAATGTTGATGAGGTTTGACAGCAGGAAGAACAGCGACTCGCGGGCAGACAGCACCTGCTCCGAAGTCAGTTCCTCCGCCAGCTTGCCGCAGCGACGAGCGCCGTGGTCAATCAGGGTCTGTACCGTGATGACGGTAGTGCCAGTGGTTCCAGAGTAGGCCATGTCTTACCAAGCGGGAGAGGCTTTGTTCTTTGAAGTCGTGTTGACCTTGCAATCGCCAAGATTGATTTTCCCGCCAGTAGCTTTGCGCAAGGAATTTTGCTGTGCCGCCATCCTGCGGGCACGCATAGCTTGTGCGGTGTCATCTTGCGTAAAACCCGCATCTTGTTCAGCCGCTCGGGTTACATCATTAAACCCTTGGTCTGTTACGGTGTTAAATTTTGCCTTCAGCCGGTTGTAGGAATCAGCATCTTGCAACTCAGTTTTTTTCTGAGTGTTGTTGTTGGTGTAAAAATATTTTGTTTCACCAGTAGATGGGTTCTGTTCTGTGGTGAAGCTGTAGTTGGGCGCGTAATCGTCAGCCATAATTTTCTCCTACCAGTTTGAGTTTTTCTTGTTGGGGACATGGGTGGACACACCACATGCACCAAGGTTAATTTTTCCACCTTTGGTGTATTGCTTCACAGCGCCACCTTTTTTGTAGTTAATGAATTCGTCTTTTGTGCGCCCCAAAAACCCTTGGCCCTGCCCGTATTTTTTATCGGGGTTTGTATTGGGCAAGTCTTTTACGCCCGTGTTGTACTCAAGTTCCCGCGCTGTTCGGTCTGCGGCCACTTTGTTGATTGCTTGGTCAATAGGTCGGTCTAGGTCACGCTCCGCAGAAAATCTTTGCGCTGGAACGCCTTCTTTGATGTCTTTGAGACTTTCCTTAAAAGATTGTGCTGCTGCTCCAACTAGAGGGCGGGCGGCGCGTAAAACTTTCCCAACAGGCATAGCGGCAATTGCAAGCTGTCCAGCACCCATCAGAGCATCATTCAATGGGCTGTCGCCGCGTGCTGCTTTTTTGAACCCGGCCTCTGCGTCTTCACCAAAAGTTGAATCCCAGCTAGACCTGCTTTTTGGTTTGACGCCACCTTCTTCAATTGAAGGCTTGGGATATGTAGCCCCTTGACGGTAAACTTCCGAACCGTCTTTGGCGTTGGGGTTGCGTGGCTTGTCAACGCCAAACTCAGGCGCACGAGACAAACCCTTGTCCGCGTTCAGCAGGTCGCGCAGGGTTTTGTCTTTGCCGTACTCGGACTGAAAGTCAGCAAGCTCCTTTGCGGAGACGACAGCTTTCCCATTTACGACTTTGCGGTCAGGGTTAGGTGTGTACGCCATGATTGCTCCTTACCAGCCGGGACAGTTCCACCGTTGCATTGAAGCCCTTGAACGGCTTCCCTTCTCGCTTTTCTCAGCTACTGGCCCCATTCGAGCGCAGAAAGAATCGCGTCTTGAACCACCTTCGGGCTGGGGAGCCTTTAGGTTGGAACCAGTCTCACGATTGTACTTCTCGCGGCCCTTTGCGGTCAGTCCTGCGCCTTGTTTGGCGGGCAACTTCTCACCACGGCCAATAGCTAGGGATGGGTTCTTTTTTGCCATGATTTACCAGCAAGACTTTGTGACCTTGCCGCCTGTTTTTACTTTGGCTGTTTTGGCTGATTGCTTGAAGGCATCAGCCGTTGGAGCGCCTTTTGCACCCAGCTTGCGCATACGCTCACCAGAGCCTTCAGCGATTCTTTCACGTTTTGCAGCGATGTTGGCATACAAGCCACCTTCTTTCATGTTCTTGTCGGACTTGACGAACTCTTTGCCGACCTTCTGTGGGACGCCACCAAAGCCACCCTTGGTATGGGCAGCAGCTTCCATCAAACGATGCTGTGCGGGTGATTTGCTTGGCATGATTAAGTTCCAGAGCCAGTGACGCTGTTGTTTGCTTGAATCAGCTTGCCAGCAACAATAATTCCAGCGGCAATAGTTCCTGTATTCGTACCCAATTGCCACTGAATATCAGTTTTTTGGTCATACAAAAATGGCGTATCTGACCTGTTAACCGAATATGTAGCGATAAATGGTTGTTGCAATACAGCCAATGTCACACCATTTGTATTATTTTTTGTAACAACTTTGTAAGTGATGAGAGTTCCTGAACCATATGAATTTGTGGTATTTACTTCAACAAAGGTCAAGTAAAACTGGTACCCGTTTGGCACTGTATAAATTGTGCTTTGCGACTTTCCAATACCAGCATTGATTTGAGCCAATGTATTGCTTGACTGCTTTGCAGTAATTACGCCTACATTGGATGTTTGACCTGATGCAACACCAGTCATCAACAAACTGTTTACACGCAAATAACTGTTTGTAGTCGTAACGCCACTTGTCCCTGTCAAAACAACAGTTTCAGAAATTGGGTCAAAGTTTGCATCAAGACCGCTAATCAAAACTTTAGCAGGAGACACATCCGTTGCCGAAGCGCTTACGACAGTCAGTGTTGTCGCTGATGTTGGGTAAGTGTAGGTTGATGCATTCTCCCAAACGGGAATTGATGTCGTGGTAACTGAGCCTTGATAGCCAAACAAGCTCAATGTTGAATGACCCAAAATTTGATTGCGTGACACTTGCAAATCAAATGGCTCAGTTGCGCCGCTACGCGTAATTGATGAAACAATTCCGTTGCTCATAAAAATCTCCAAAGAAAGCGGGGGCCGAAGCCCCCACTCGTTTTTAACAAACGCGTCCGCCGCGTTTCTTGCCGGGGGAGACTGTTACAGACTCCTTGGTCTTGGTGACGCTGCCTGCTGCATCCCGTTCTTTGTCGGTCATGGAGCCTTGCCCGCTAAACGCATTACGCGCCTTGTTGTAAAGCTCTTGCATCATGCTCAACGGGTTCAGCGCCTCTTCAAGCTCACGGCTGGTCTTGTCGGTCACAGCCTTGGGGTCTTTGAGGGTGTACTTGTCGTTGGGCGAACCACCTTCAGCCAGCTTCAGCTTGTTGGCCGGGCCGTACTTCAGGTTGCTATCAGCTTTTGCTTGGCGCATCGCGGTAGCGTTTTCCATCTTGGAGAAGCCTTGCAACTGTTTGTTACCCGGGGCGACTTTGCCGCCCTTTTTGTAGGTTCCAGACAGTTGCGTGACTTGCACGGGAGAGGGAATAGGCTTGCGACCTTGCGGCATTGCCACGGCAGAACCAGCGCTGTTAACACTGCCCCCCGTGGCGAAGTGCTTTTTTGTTGCACCTCCGCGCTTGAAGCCACCTGCATTGCCGTTGCTCACGCCGCCAGTGTTGGCCGGTGCGTTGTCGTACTTACCAGTGTCCACAATGGTCGTAGCAGCAGAACCCGAAGTGCTTTCCGAAGGAATCATGCCGCCAGTTGCGTAGCCAGCTTGACCCTTCACAACGCCGCCGGTAGCCATCTTCTTCATGGCTCCACCACGCTTGTATCCGCCGCCGTTGCCGTTCTTTACCGAGCCAGTGGAGGCGGGCGAGTTGTCAGGCTTGGCTTGGTACATCTTGGTGGTTGTGTAGTCACCAGAAGAAGTCTCGCTCTGGATGGAGCCACCAGTAGCGAACTTCTTCATCTTGCCGCCCTTCTTCAAGGCCAGCTTGGTGCCCTTGCCGCCCTTATGCTCTTGCATGTCGTGCTGCTTGAAGGCTTTCTGAATCATGGCCTTGTCTTGGGCCTTGTCCATCTTCATTTCTTTGGCAGTCTCGGCTTTGCCACCTTCAGACTTGCCGCCCTTCTTCATCATGCGGCCTGCTGCCATGCCAACAGGAGCAGCGGGGCCAGAACCCATCATCCGCATAGCGCGGCGACGAGCGGCCAAGGAAGGGGCCATAGGAGTAGAAGCACTAGGCATACCGCCACGAGCAGGCATACCGTTACTAGGCATCCCCATAGGAGATGCGGTGGGAGGCATACCACCCATCATGCCGCCGTCGGCCTTCTTGGCGACTTTGCCACCTTTTTTGAGCTTCAGTTCAACTGAAGGCTCAGTGGTCATCATTTTGACCATCGGTTTGAATTCAGCCATGATTTACTCCTTATGCTTGAGTGACGCCGAGGGCACCAACGCGTGTAGCGTTAGGGCCGACTGCAATGCCGGGAAGCAGGATGCCCATCACGGTGCGAACGATGCCGTCCGAGGCCGTAGCAGGAGTGTAGGTGCCGCGAACGTCACCAGTGGTCGTGGTTGCCGTAGCAGTGTCAGCGGCCACAAACGTACCGGCGTCTTGCGCCAGTGTGTTGTTGCTCTTGACGCTTGCAACGTAGGCCACATTGAACACGCGAACCGGCAGTCCGAGGATGTCGGTGGTGCCCACTGCAACGGTTCCGCCCACCGCACCAGAGGTGGTGATGGAAGTCACAACGAAGAACGCTTTCTTGCCGCTCACGGTGGTGGACTGGGTCGTGCCAGTAGCAATCACTTCGCTCATGGCCTGACCGTAGTAGTCAAAGCCGCTGATGGTGATGTTGCGGTTGGTGATGGTTCCAGTACCAATCGTGATGATGAGTGCGCGGGGCAGGTCAAGCGCATAGCCAGTCGAACCGTTGTTCAACGTCACAGACTTCACCGAAGTGCCAGCAGTCAGCGTGAATGCGCTGGTTGGCGACTGGGCGGTAGCGAGGTTGTTCGCAACCTTGGCTTGAGGAATTACATCCCAAACGTAGATGCGACCCAGAGGGCCAATACCCAAATCCATCGGAGACGGGTCATCGAATGCAATATTGCCATGCAAGGTCAATGCAGTCGTGTTGGCGATGTTGATGGCTTGGTTTAACGTGTAGGTGCCGGTGCTGCCTTGACCAGTGCCAAAGGCAGTGATGTAGGTGCCGTCGGTCACGCTGGTGCCGTCAACGTACATGCCCAGAGCAATCGGTGCGCCTTGATTCAGGGCGGTGATGTTCAGGGTCGAAGAAGAAACGCCACCAGTGCCGCCAGTTGCGGTTGTGGTGTACGGACGAATGCCAGTACCCATGTAGGTCTGGGCCGGGCCTAAAAATAGGTCATCTGAGAATTGAGGCATGGTCTGCTCCTTGAAAAGTTTGACCGATGTTGATAATGGTCAGGGGTGGTTAAGGCCCACCCCTGAAAGCCTTGTGACTTTACAGTCCGGGCGTACCGTACATGGCGCGTGGGTCGGTATATCCGGGGATATAACGCTCAGTTGCCTTGTAGCGCATCGAGTCAGTCTCGAAGTCGCCTTCCATAGTCTTCTCCAGCTTACGACGCATCAAGAGCTTCATGCCCTCGGGAGTGTCGGTCTGGACAAACCATGCAGTTGCGGAGGTCAAACGCGACAGAACAGCGGCACCCTCGTCCAGCAATCCGATGGACTTGATGGGGTTGATGTCGTTGTTGGCGTTGCCAGCACGCAGAACCGATTTCAACAACACTTCGGCTTGGAAGACGTTGCCGGGGGCGACCACCAGTTGGCGGGGCACCAGACGAATTTTCTTACCGTTGTTGTCCACAGCTTGGCGAATCTGAATCAGCATCTGCTCAAGCGATGTCTGGCTCAGGTTTGCTGCGGTAGCGAGTTGGTTGCTGAAGGTACCGTTCACGATTGGGTGAGCGGTGTTAATCAGAGACACGCCATCGCCGCCAACATAGCTGGAGTTGAATGCACGATTCAGGATGTTCGCGCACAGGGTCTCTTTGGTCTCGATGAGAGACTGAGCCAAGTGACGAGCATAGACCTGACCGATGCGGATGTGGTCGCCGTCTTCAACCAGCACTTTGGTCAACGCGAAGGCGAGGCCATACACGTTGTACACATAGCGTTGGAGGAAGAGTACGCCGCCCTGCTGGTACGAAACAGGAGTTCCGTCTGGCAGTTGAGGCGCAGCGCCAAATCCGTACAGGACAGGCTCTTCGTGGTAGTTGCGGGGAATACCGTCTTGCTCACGGAAAACCCGTGACCATTCGTC